GAGCGCAACATAGCATCAATTCAGAATGATCGTCAGCAAGTAATAAGACAGGCTGTAAGCTCTAACAGCGTACTAAGGTTGGCGGCATGAAGTTAGCTGATGCACCGTTCAATTTAAACTCTAAAGCGCATCTCAAGGTGCGCTATATCTTTGAGCGTAATGATCACGAACTAGAAAACGCTATATTAGATTTAGTTTGTGGTGAGAAAACACGTTGGACGCCCAGTGAGTGGAAGGTAGTTATAAACCACATCACATCGTCTGACTTAACTGTTGGCGAGTACATCAAGCCATACACGGAGAAATAAAATGGAAATTAATCTATACAGAACAGGCGATTACTCTTCTTTGAGAGAAGCCGCACAGAGTGGGGGTGCTTATAAGATACATTGTAACTCTGATGTAGATATGGATTTGGTTGAACACATTATCTATCAGACTGCCTCAATGTTTGGTTATTCTCCAAGTTCATATAATATTAATCAACAACTTGAGGATAGTAAATAATGACAATAAATTTATTTGGTAACATTACATTCAGCATTGGACTACGGAACGGTGTCGGACTTGATCTAGAGTTTGTAGATAGTCGCCCTATTTGGGTGAGCAGTGATGATTGGTTTGGAGTTAGGCCCGCATCTTTTGAAGGCGTGATAATTTTATTTCCTTTTATTATTATTACAATTGGTCAGGCTTTTGAGGCCAGAGATTAGTAACGGAGGTATCAAGTGTTAGAAAAGATAAGCATAAACAAAGACTCAATGAAATCGGTATGCTCCAATACCTTGTTGAAGATGGCAAACTGGATTCAAGAAGAGAAGACAGAGATGACAAGTAAGTTTGAGTCTAGATTTATTAAGACAGTTAGGACTATGGTTGTGTTGGCCGCACTGCTCACAATCATAAATGTTATTTTAGTTTTAAAAGGATAAAAATATGAATATGTTATTAGCAATAGTATCTATAACAGCTTGTGTATATGCAGTAAAGCTTTGGTATGTTTCTGAGCTAATGATTTCAGAACTTAAAAAGGAGAGCGAAGGTGAGTAACTTTGATTACAAAGACTCCGATGATTGGAAAGGTTTAATACTTGTAGCAGTTATAGCGGCAATAATTATAACTGTTATAGCGATAAATAAAATATAACTTGACAAACTTACAAGAGTGTGGTAATATGTGCGCTCTATTTTTAACCAACAGAGGAAAGTAACATGGCAATACTCGAAGGCTCAGCATACTGGGCATCAGTCACAACACCCAACACAACCTTTGAACCTATCTATTCAGTCAACTTGGTTGTTGATGAAGCTACCGCTGAAGATTTTAAGGCGCGTGGATTCAGCATCAAAGACATGGAGGAAGGCCCTGCTCTTTTAATTAAGCGTAAGGTCGAAGGGCCAAACGGTATGGTAAGACAGGCTCCAAAGCTTATCGACCAGTATAAGAATCCTTTGGATGCTCGTGTAGGTAACGGCTCCACTGTGAGAGTTCAGTACAATGAGTGGGAAACCACAAACAAGTATGGGACTTTCAAGGGTCTAGACTTCCAAGCTATGCAAGTGCTTGATCTAGTAGAAGTCGGGACACCTGATGGCGAAGAACTGGGTATAACAGCAGAACCATCTATGGAGGATGAACTATGAGTGACGCACCACAATACACCTACATCAAAGACGATGTGACTTATGACGTAGGGCAACTATCACCCGAAGGACAGTCAGTGTTTGGAGTACTAGTCAATGCACAGGGTAAGTTACGAGAGGCAGAGTTGAATGTTACACTCGCTCGTGCATCTATTATGACTTTAACTGGTAGCATGGATGAGCATTTAGTAGACGAGGCTATCATTGAGGCTACCGCTGACGAGGAAACACGAGGTAACAAATAGGAGTAAGGCGTATGCCTTTTGTTAAACACAAGCTACCTTGTCCCGCTTGTGGAGGCAGTGACCCAGTTTCAGTTAACGACAATGGCTCTGGGTTCTGCTTCAGTTGCAGGACATACTTACCAAACTATAGCACAGCGGAAGTGCAACACAATGATGTAGAAACGGAGTTTGAAATACATCAAAGGAACAGCAAGATGAACAATAGTTCAACAGCTACGTTTAATGAATTGACTGATCGAAAGATAAGCTTAGAAACAGCTAAGAAATATGGGGTAAAGTCAACACTACTAAATGGTAAGATTGATAAGCACTACTACCCCTACTACAATGGACACGAGTTAGCAGGTACTAAGATACGTAAACAGAACAAAGAGTTTGCGTGGACAGGTAGTCCAAAAGAGGTGGGGTTGTTTGGAGAAAATCTGTTTAAAGCAGGCGGTAGATTTATAACTTTAACAGAGGGTGAATGCGATGGCATGGCCGCTTACGAGCTACTTGGTTCTAAGTGGCCTGTCGTTTCTATAAAGTCAGGGGCGCAAGGTGGCGTAGGTGATGTTAAGAATAGCCTAGAATACCTTGAATCCTTTGAGTCTGTTATCATTAACTTTGATAACGATAAGCATGGCAAAGAAGCGGCTCAAGCCGTAGCAAAACTATTAACACCAAAGAAAGCTAAGATAATGACACTGCCCGTGGATTACAAGGACGCTAATGATATGTTGCGTCAGGGTAGACATGCGGCATACGTCAGTGCTTTCTGGGATGCTAAAGTCTATACACCTTCTGGTGTTTTGAATCTGTCTGAACAGCTTGAAGCATATCAGAAACTACGGCTTGAAAGAAAACAAGCGATACCTTATCCTTGGTATGGTTTAAATAAAAAGCTAGAAGGTCTACGAGAAGGAGAGCTAGTTACTCTGACAGGTGGTACAGGTCTGGGTAAATCTTCTGTCACTAGAGAACTTGAACACTGGCTTATAAATAAAACAAAAGATAACGTGGGTGTAGTAGCACTTGAAGAGAACTGGTCACGAACTGCCGAAGGAATCATGGCGATTGAGGCAGATGCTAAACTGCATTTAGACAGCGTTAAGTCTACTTACACCCCCGATCAATTGGACGAATGTTTTAAGAAAGTATTCATGGGTGAGAACGAGGGGCGTGTATGGATTCATGCACACCACGGAGTCAATAACCTTGAAGACATCTTTAGCAAGCTACGCTACATGATAATTGGATTAGATTGTAAATGGATTGTAGTGGATCACTTGCACATGTTAGTCCTATCCACCCTTGAAAACGATGAGCGCAAAGCCATAGATCAAATTATGCATCGACTAAGAACGATGGTTGAGGAGACAGGATGTGGCATGATTCTTGTATCACACCTCCGCAGGATTGATGGCAACCGTGGACACGAGAACGGTATTGAGACAGGTCTTAATCATCTTAGAGGTAGTCAGAGCATTGCTCAGCTAAGTGATTGTGTTCTTTCCTTGGAGCGCAACCAACAATCAGACGATGAGATCGAAGCCTCCACCACTAAGGTGAGGGTACTGAAGTCTAGGTACACTGGAGATGTGGGTGTAGCTACCAATCTTTTATATGATGGTAACACAGGAAGGCTCAGAGAGTTAGATGCTTATGATCCCTCTCAATTTGAGGGAGACATTATATGACAACCACCTTTAACGGGTTCGAGATAGATAAACACAATAAATTGTTTAGGCCTATAACTGTTATAAGGTGGGCGCATTACACTGTCGAGGGTATAAAAATAGCAATAGAACATGACGTTCTGTCATACTACTACGAAGAGATGCTTAAAGATTCACGGAGTCCACATGAATAAGAAGTGTAACAAGTGCGGGGAGGTTAAGGAGCTTACGTATTTTTATAAAAGAAAGAATGCCAAGGACGGACATGAGTACATCTGTAAAGTATGCACTAAGTCTAAGACTAAAGCTTGGTACGAAGCTAACAAAGAAAGAAAAGCTATCACGGGCTTAGCTTGGCGCGAAGCAAACAAAGAAAAAGATCAGGCTTATAATAGTTCTTGGCGCAAAGCAAACAAAGAGAAAATAGCCCTTGCAAGTAAGGCGTGGATAAAAGACAACCCTGAAAGAGCGCGGGCTAATTGGAAAGCTTGGCGAGAAATAAACAAAGAAAAAGTGGCGGCTAAGAACAAGGCTTGGCGAGAGGCCAATCCTGAAAGGTCGCGGGCCGCCGTTAAAGCTTGGCATCAGATACACTCAGACAGACGAAACGCAAGCGGAGCTAAGTACAGGGCCGCTAAGATTAAACGTACAGTAGCTTGGGCTAACAACGAGATTATAGAGTCCATTTACGCAGAGTCTCGAAGGCTGTCAGAAACTACAGGTATCCTGTTTAATGTAGACCATGTTATCCCGCTTCAAGGTAAACTGGTTAGCGGCTTCCATGTTGAGACAAATTTACAGATACTTATGGCACACGAGAATAGTAGTAAATCAAATAACTTTAAACCATAAAGGCAGAATAAAATGAGTAATTTAGTATTTGATATAGAAGCAGACGGCTTAGACCCCACAAAAATATTTTGTATTGTGGCTCAAGACGTAGAGACTAAGGACGTGTTTACATTTGACAACACACAGTTGCAAGAAGGTTACAATATGTTATCTTCTGCAACAAAACTAATTGGTCACAACTTAATAGGCTATGACATCCCTGCAATTAAGAAGGTTGCAGGACTAGACTTGTTCGACAAGAAGATCGTTGATACCCTTGTTCTTTCAAGGCTTTTTAAACCCACACGAGAAGGTAATCACGGGCTTGAAGGTTGGGGCTATCGACTAGGCTTCCATAAAGGTGACTTTGGAAAACAAGAAGATGCTTGGGAAGCTTACAGCCCAGAGATGCTAGAGTATTGTAAGAACGATGTGTTGCTTAACACTAAAGTATATGAAGCATTGAAGGTTGAGAGCCGTGGTTTCACGCCCCAATCAGTACAAATAGAACACGCTGTAGCTAAGATAATTAATCAGCAACGTGACAATGGTTTTTGTTTAGACATTGAAAAGACAATGAGCTTAGTTGCTATGTTTGAAACTAAACTACACGACTTAGAACAAGAAGTACACGAAGAGTTTAAGCCCGTCATCACCACGCAGATACTTACGCCTAAGTTCACAGCTACAGGCGCAGTGGCTAAGACTGCAACAGATCAACACGGCAACGGCACAAGGCTGACAGACGGAGAGTACGAAAGATTATCTTTGGATATATACAACAAGCCCATCTCTCGTAAAACTGAAACACCTTTTAACTTGGGATCACGTAAACAAATTGGCGAATACTTAATTCGTTTTGGTTGGAATCCACAAAAACACACACCCACGGGTCAACCTATTGTGGACGAAGCCACTTTAAATAGAGTTAAAAATATTCCACAGGCCGCTATGATTGCTAGGTATCTTATGTTACAGAAACGATTGGCTCAAGCTAAGAGTTGGCTCAAAGAGCTTAACGAAGATACAGGAAGAATACACGGCTTTGTAAATCCTAATGGGGCAGTGACAGGGCGCATGACTCATTCACATCCCAACACAGCCCAGATTCCAAGCACTAAGTCTCCTTATGGTGAAGAGTGTCGAAGCTGTTGGACTGTTCCAGATAACTACAGGCTAGTAGGCATAGATGCTTCAGGCTTGGAATTAAGAATGTTAGCACACTACTTAAATGACGAGGGCTACACAAATGAAATACTTAACGGAGACATACACACCACTAATCAACAACTTGCTAGAATTGAATCAAGAGATAAGGCAAAAACTTTCATCTATGCCCTCCTTTACGGAGCGGGAGATGCAAAACTTGGATCAGTGGTTGGAAGAGGTAGAGCGGTTGGTAAAGGACTTAGACAACGCTTCTTTGATAATCTCCCATCATTTAAAAATCTTACGGACAGAGTACAAAGAGAAGCTAGGAGCGGGTTCGTTAAGGCACTAGATGGTCGTAAGCTTACAGTCCGTTCAGAACATGCGGCCTTAAATACTTTATTACAGGGAGCAGGCGCAATAGTAATGAAGAAAGCCTTGATTCTTTTAAACGATAAGATAAATTCTAATGGTTGGGATGCTAAGTTTGTAGCTAATGTACACGATGAATGGCAAATAGAGTGCCATGCTGATCACGCCAAAGCTGTAGGAGAAGCAGGAGTACGAGCTATTAAAGAAGCAGGGTGTATGTTTAAACTTAATTGCCCATTGGGCGCAGACTACAAAGTCGGGGAGAACTGGAGTGAAACACATTAAGACTTGTAATCATTGCAATGTTCTTTTAACAGAAGAAAACTTTTACTCTTCTAATCTTAAAAAGTGTAACTATATTTGCAACGCTTGTGATACAATTAAGAATAGAAAAAATAAACTTAAAAGACTAGCCGCCTCTATAGGTCAGGCAGTCTATAACAAGTACGATAAAGTAAAACGAGGCCACATCTATGTAGTGTCTAATCCTGCATGGAAAGGGTGGCACAAGGTGGGCATGGCTGTAGATGCAGAGGACAGATGCAGAACTTATCAAACATCTAGCCCTTTACGTGATTTTAAATTAGAGTACTCTGAGTTTTTTGCCGATAGAAAAAAGACAGAAAAATTAGTACATGATAAACTTACAGCAACAGGATGCGACAACAGAGGAGAATGGTTCAAACTCTCTTTAAATAAAATTAAAACTATTATAAAGGATATGCCCAATGAGTCTTAATAATGTAGTGCCTGACATCTACAAACACCTTGAAGGTTTGTCAGATGGTACGCCATTGCCGATTACAGAAGAAGACATTGATAGTACCTTGTCAGGTATTAAAGAGGCTTTGATGTCTTGGGCGGTTCCTTCTGAGCGTAACAAAGATTTTACTGTACGTATGTCTAATATCGGCAAGCCCGCACGACAGTTGTGGTTTGAGAAACGTGATCCTCAAGGCCGTGGCAGTATAGATGGGCCTACACAAATTAAATTTCTATATGGTCATTTGCTTGAAGAGATTGTGTTGATGCTTGTACGCATGACAGACCACAAAGTAACAGACGAACAAAAAGAAGTAGCTGTTAATGGCATTGTAGGTCACATGGATTGCAAGATAAACGGTGAGGTAGTGGATGTCAAGACCGCTTCTCGCTTTGCGTTTAACAAGTTTAAAGATGGCCGCTTAGCACAGGACGATCCCTTTGGATACCTTGGTCAGCTTGCAGGGTATGAAGCGGCAGAGGGTACAGAGAACGGTGGGTTCTTGGTTATCAACAAAGAGAGTGGCGAGTTGTGCATGTACACGCCCGATGACATGGACAAGCCTAACATAAAAACATCAATTAAATCTCTGATCCCTGCATTAAAGCTTGACACTCCTCCTGAATTATGCTATACTCCCATACCTGATGGTAAGAAAGGCAACATGAAATTACCTAAAGGTTGTAGTTGGTGTAAGTATAAATACGAATGCTACAAAGACTCCAATGATGGAGCAGGCCTAAGAACTTTCAAGTATTCCAATGGGTTAGCGTACTTAACTAAAGTAGAAGTTGAACCTAAAGTCGAGGAATTAATATGAACAAAAAGAAAACCAAGCGCATCCAAGCCCAAGCCTCAGTGATTCTTGTTGATTGGTTGCGTAGTTTGTTGAACGAAGAAGAAGGCCTTAAAATAAATACTAAAAACTATTTAAAATTTATGCCCACACAAACTCACTTTATGGCTGAACGAACTATGTACTTAAACGCCTATCACCCTAAGTGGATTAAAAATAAAATAAAAAGACTGTTAGTTTTGTGGCCTGATCGTGCTATTGAAAGTATAACACTAAAGGATATACAATGGATAGCAAAGTCTTAGATGTTAATCAAATGATTATAGCAGTAGGTAGTTTTCTTTACAACTCAGACAATACCATAGCCGATGTAGATAGTGAGTTCCTTACTGACCTCCATGCTATAATAGGCTTAGAGCTAGAAAAAAGAGAGGCGGTTATACATTGACTAAAATAAGAAAAGGTAAGCGTAAGCCCAGAGCAGTCCGTCCTGAGTCTAAAAACTTAGTGGTCGGCTATGACTCTAATTGGGAATACGAATTACATACAGGCATACTAGACTCTTGGAGTTGTCATACTGATAAGCTCCCATATACCGTTGATCATCATTATCATCCTGATTTTATACGGGAGATTGAAGGGAAAAAAATATTACTTGAAGCCAAGGGTAGATTTTGGGACTACGCAGAGTACAGTAAATACATTTGGATCAGTAAGGCTTTACCCGAAGACACTGAGCTAGTGTTTTTGTTTGCTAATCCTAGCGCCCCAATGCCTCAAGCTAAGAGACGCAAGGACGGGACTAAAAGAAGCCACGGAGAGTGGGCCAGTGCCAATGACTTTAGATGGTTCAGTGAGCATAGTATACCTGACAACTGGATCAACGTAAAGAAGAGAGAAACTTTTAATGACTAACGAAATAGAAGAGTACTTAAAAATGAAACAAGACATGGCTAGACTTAATGATGCTACACCCGAAGAGTGGGACAGAGCTACTAGAGGTTGGAGTAAAGCTTCCTCTGCTATTACTGAGGCGGTTGACCATCCTCCCCATTACAACCACGGAAGTATAGAAACTATTGATTACATTGTAGATGTACTAGGTGTTGAAGGTGCTATTGTTTATTGCCACGGCAACGTGTTAAAGTATACAGGCTCTAGGTTGTTTAACAAAGACAAACCTATACAAGATGCACGTAAAGCTATATGGTATTTAAATAAAATAGTCGAACTATTAGAGAAAAAAGATGGAAGAAGTTAATCGTAAAGATAAAAGAAGAGATAGTTTTTTAAGAAAGAAGAAGTTTAAAAAGATTCAAAGTTCTTCTAAGCTAAAAGAAACTAGGCGCAAAGAAAACAAAAACATTAAACATTTTACAGAGGAATAACAATGGATCAGTACCAACAGTTTATACATAAGTCACGCTACGCACGATGGCTACCCGAACAAAGCCGCAGAGAAACGTGGGAAGAAACAGTTTATCGTTATGTTCAGTTCTGGAGAGATCGTGAACAGATTACAGTTCGAGAAGGCAAGAAACTATATGATGCAATACATGATCTAGAAGTTATGCCTAGCATGAGATGCATGATGACAGCAGGTCAAGCACTGGACAAGGATAATGTAGCAGGGTTTAACTGTAGTTACTTGCATATAGATTCTCCTCGTTCTTTTGACGAGCTTATGTATGTGCTTATGTGTGGTACTGGTGTTGGGTTTAGTGTAGAGCGCAACTTCATAAACAAACTTCCAGAGGTTGCTGAAAGCTTTCACCCTACAGACACTGTGATTGTTGTTGCTGACAGTAAGATTGGTTGGGCTTCTGCATTCCGTGAGCTTGTTGCTATGCTGTACGCAGGTAAGATTCCTAAGTGGGACATGAGTAAGGTACGTGGTGCAGGAGAAAGACTTAAAACATTTGGTGGTCGTGCATCAGGGCCAGAGCCGCTCATAGATTTATTTAACTTTTGTGTAAGTGTCTTTTCTAAAGCCGCAGGACGTAAGCTAACATCCTTAGAGTGCCACGATGTTGTGTGTAAGATTGCAGACATTGTAGTTGTAGGTGGTGTCAGGCGCTCAGCACTCATAAGCCTATCTAATTTAACTGATCAGCGCATGGCTAGAGCTAAGAACGGGGCTTGGTGGGAGAACGAGGGGCAACGAAGACTAGCAAACAACAGCGTAGCCTACACAGAGAAGCCTGACTTTGAAGCTTTCTTAAACGAGATGAGTACTATGTATGAATCTAAAGCGGGTGAGCGTGGTATCTTTAGTCGTGTTGCGGCACAGAAGGTTGCAAGCCTAAATGGTCGTAGAGATTCTGAGCAAGACTTTGGTACTAATCCATGCAGTGAAATAATACTACGTAGTAATCAGTTCTGTAACTTGTCTGAGGTAGTCATACGGTCTGATGATAATTTAAAGACTCTTAAATCTAAAGTAGAAACAGCCGCTATTATCGGTACGCTACAAGCAACTCTTACAGACTTCCGTTATTTGCGGAATGTTTGGAAGCGCAACACAGAAGAAGAAGCACTGTTAGGTTTAAGCATGACAGGCATTATGGATCATCCTACTTTGGGGGTATCCTCAGACAAGACAGCACAGTGGCTAGAGGAGCTAAAGGATGTTGCTATTAAAACCAATAAGAAGTGGGCTGAGAAGCTTGGAATCAATCAGTCTGTGGCTATTACTTGTGTTAAGCCAAGCGGTACTGTATCTCAGCTTGTTGATAGTGCCTCTGGTATTCATCCTCGTTTTTCTAAGCACTACATTAGACGAGTACGTTCAGATAAGAAAGACCCACTTGCAGTCTTTATGGAGCAAGCAGGATTCCCAGTAGAGCAAGATGTAATGTCACCATCTTCTGTTGTGTTTAGTTTTCCTGTGAAGTCTCCTAAAGCTAGTACAACAGTTAAACAAGTTGGAGCTATGCAACAGTTAGCTTTGTGGAAAACATATCAGAACCATTGGTGCGAACACAAACCAAGTATCACAGTCTATTACACAGACGATGAGTTTCTTCAGGTAGCACAGTGGATTTGGGAAAACTTTGATTTGTGTAGTGGTGTTAGTTTACTTCCATACAGTGATCACGTATATCAGCAAGCTCCTTATGAGGACATAGATGCCGATAAATATAAAGAGCTATTAGCTTCTATGCCAAAGGGCGTTGATTGGGAAGACTTAGGAGACTTTGAACAGGAGGATAATACTACAGGCTCACAGGAGTTGGCTTGTGTAGGTGGTGCTTGTGAGCTTTAAAGAAGGGAATATAATAAGCTTTAAGATACTTGTTAATTCTGACGGGCATGTCGTTACAGAAATGAGCGGCATACCCGAAAAGGATTTACATAGGATTTTTAAGGATGATGAGTTAGAGTTAATGCGTAAGATTATTACACTGACTCAACCTAGATTAGAAGAAATACATGGCTTCTTAGAAGAAGAGTTAAACGCTTTGAACCATGTAGGAAGTTAACCTGAAAACGTATTATATATAATACAAAAACAACAGAACAAATTAATAACAACCAGTACTGTCTTTATTACTGCTACAGTATGGGCATCAGAAGATGTGTTATCCACTGTTTCGCCTAGGCTTAAAGCCCACAGTGTCCATATCCTCTGCATAGTCTACCACTTTTCTCTGTTAGCCCAATAAGCCGCAGACATTTTGCCTTTAGCTATATTTTTTCTATGACGAGCTTTAAAAGAGGCTCGTTTCTTTTTCATACGGTCAGATTCACCCGCCTTGGGTTTTCCTGCTGTGCTTGCCCCCTGTTCTCCAAACCTAATCGTCTTGATTTTGTCACCTTCTTTCGCCACGACAACATGGCTTTTCTTTGGATGCTTGGGGGTACGTTTCGGTTTATTGAATCCACTTACTCCTGCCCTTTCTAGTCTTGAATCTTTTTTCTTTTTAGCTTTACCGCCTTTCTTGTAGTCTTCTCTCATCGTTTCTTTCCTTTATGAAGGCCATGCTTAGCGTGTTGTTTACCTTTGGCTGTTGCTTCTCTTTTCTTTTTATTAGCCGCCGCAAGTTTCTTTCTACCTGCCGCAGTTGATTTAAGTTTCTGTATAGTCTTTTTAGGTGCATAGACTTCGCCAGTTTTACTGCTAGGTTTTCCGGATGCAGTAGTCCACTTTTGCTTTGTCCATTTCTTTAAAGACTTTTGAGATTTTTTAAGTGCCATTACTTCTTGCTCTTTGCTTTTATCTGAGCCTTCTTAGACAATTCTTTTAAATGAAATAACTTTACACTCGTCTTAGTGTGAGACTTGTTAGTGTGCAAAGAACCATCAGGCATTTTGTGAGTGCTACCTTTATGTTCTGTCCCATCTCTTTTATAATGTTTAACGCCTTTCATTTGTAACCGCCTCCTTTAGCTTTGTATTGCTTGGCAAGCATCTGAGCCTTTCGTGCGCTCCACTGCCCCGCTTTGCCGCCCTTAGAACCTGCTTTAATTCTATTAAATAAGTTCTTACGCATTGTAGGCTTGGTATAATTACCTGCCTTGTTAACTGTTGATTTCTTTTTTGCAGGCATTAACTGTCCCTCGCTACTGATTTTGTTTTCTCTACTGTACGCATAGCTCCTAAACCTAACATGCCCATCAAGACAGGTGTTAGTAATGAAGCATCAACCTCCGGCACAACAAACCATATGCCCAGTATTGGCGATAAGAGTGTGTTATACAGGAGAGCCATACAACAACACCAACCAACGGCGGGCCTCCATCCAGAAACAAACAAGCTCCTGTGCGCCGCCTCAGTTTTGTTAACTTCTAACTGACCCTTGGCAAGCTCTTGGGCGTGTCGCTCTGCCATCGTACTTATCTCGTGTGCTAGTGCCGCCTTCTTGTCCTTGTCTTCAATGAACTTATCCAAGAGTCCT